ATTTTACCTTCTTCGGCCATTTTGATTAAGTCCCTTGAGAAATTATCTAAAATTGGTGTCGATGAGCTAGTTCTTCTACTCTTTTGATTTTGTCTTGGTCCTTCTTCAAAGAAATCTACTGCCATATCTAATATTTTTTTAGTTCAATACAAATGTAACATAAATTATTCTAAAAAACAAACACATGTCAAAATGTCAAAAAATTGATGTTGATATTTATTAAAAAAAATCGTATATTGTATCATAAATAAAATATTATGGGAATTATATCAGAACAAATTAACGGTAAAATTATTAACGTTGACATCACGTCATCGAACATCAAATCAGCTCAGTATGACACTGAAACTGAAACATTAACCATCACTTTCAATAATGGCGGTATTTATGAGTATTATAAGTTCCCTTGGTCTCATTTCACCAAATTTAGAATGGCGGAATCCCAAGGTAAGTTCTTTAATACGAATATAAATGGTAAATATAAATTCCAAAAAATAAAATGATAGGTAAGTCCTTAGTTGATGAACTTTTTGAAGATAGTGAATTAGATAATAAAATTTTAAAGTCGTTTTCGGCTAAAGATGAGTTAGATAGTAACATTTTTAAAAAAGTTAAAGATTCATATAAAATGGATGATAAAGTTAGAGAGACTTTATTGAAGATTACCGATGAGTTCATTGATTTCATAGGAGTTGAATTTTTTGTTCATGATATCGTATTAACCGGGTCCTTATCAAATTACAATTGGTCTGAGTTCTCCGATGTTGATTTACACATATTGGTAGACATGGATGAGAATGGTAAAAGTAAAAAGATTAACAATGATACCTACCATCACTTAGTAAAAGAGTTTTTGGATGCAAAGAAGAACATTTGGAATGAAAAACATGATATCAAAATAAAAGGATATGATGTTGAGTTATATGTTCAGGATGTTGACGAAAAACACGTGTCTTCGGGTGTCTATTCAGTATTAAACAATAAGTGGATAGTTGAACCTCAGAAGACTAAGGAGTTCATCGATGACCGAAAAATAATCGAAAAAGGTGAAGAATATATGAAGTTAATTGATAGGTTAATTGAGAAATCAAAAACAAACTTAGACCTATCTGACCAAATTGAATCCTTAAAATCGAAGATTAAACGTTTCAGACAAAGTGGTTTAGAACAGGGTGGGGAATACTCTTACGAGAACTTAACCTTCAAATTATTAAGGAGAAACGGCTACATTCATAAGTTATTAACACTAAAAACGGATATAACAGATAAAAAATTGTCTATAACACAATAACAAGGGTTATTTTTTTCCGTATATCAATGTATTTATAGGATAAGAATAACTTCATTTAACAACACAAAAATGGGAGATTTAAAACCAATCGGTAGTGAGAAATTAAAAGGCGAGGATAAATTAAAAAGAATCCTTGAACTCACATACTTTAATGAAAATAAAAATACACCGACTAACCCTCGTGCGGAGATTATTAAAGAGTCTACAACAGGGGGTATTTACGGAATTGTCAAAGAAAAAGACAGTTACTATGTTAAAAGAGGTTTGAATGAAAGTTCTCTTGATTACATTGGTGGAATGTTTATGAAAAATAAGAATAGATTTTCATCATATTCAGAAGCGCTTAAGAGACTTGAACTATTAAAGGGACAAGAAGAATTACAAGAAGCAACAAAATATGTTCTAAAACAAAACAAACCTGTAGATATGCCAGCACCGTCTGTTGAGGCTCCAATGGCTCCTCCATCAGAAGTTGCCGCTGAGGCTCCATTAGCATTACCACCTGCTGAAGGTGATATGCCAATGTCTGACGCGGGTGTGGAAGAATTACCACCAAGTGGTGAGGAATTACCTCCAGCACCTGAAGAAGGTGAAGGTGGAGACGATTCTGACCCATTGAAGTTGATTCAAAAATTAACAGGTAAACTTGGTCAAAGATTAAGAGATGCTCAGGAAGACATGGAAAGTGATGACATTAAATATGTTATTAATTCAGTTGTATCTGCATTGAATTTAGATAAGTTAGATTCGGAAGATAAAGAAGAAATTCTTACACAATTCGAAGATGAAGATTCATATGAGGGTGAAGAATCACCTGAAATGGGAGACGAAATGCCAGCAGCACCTGAAACTGAAGATAGTGAATTAGGTGAAGAGAATGATTTCGCAATGGACGCATTAGAAAACTTAATCAACACATCATTTGGTGATGATGAGGATGAAGTTGATGAACCATTTGTTGTGTCTAAACCACAAGATACTGACGATTACAAAATGAAAATCAGTCCGGGTGGTGAAGAAGATGAGTACTTTAGAAGTACTTCAAGAGATTTTAATTCTGACTTTGATTTAGATGATGAGGATGATGAAGATTATTTCAGTTTTGATATCAAAGAAGAAGACCCAATTGGTGATGAACAAGGAATGACAGATGAAACTGTTGAATTAGATATTAACGAATTAACGGATGTTATTAACCAAAGTGTTAAAGAAGCGTTAGGAAAATACTTAAAATAAAATGTTTTTATTATACATCAATGAACTTGGAAGGGACTATAAAGGTCAACGACAATATGAGTTTATTTTCGGAAACGACATTGAGGTATTGGAAGACGAATGGTTTATAATTCCATCATCGGGTAGAGCAGTTCCACCTCAGATTGAGTTTATTGATTTAGTTGGGTTATTAAAAAACTCAGATTTAGAACTTGAACTTGTACAAAACTCTGATTATTTTGGAATGATTGACGCGGTTGATGGAATTGTTGCATTAGGGTGGGAAGATTTTGATAAGGAATCAGAAGAAAGACCAATTAGAGTTTCTTTTCATTTTGGTGAAGAATATGAGACGGTTGTTGAAAAATTAGAATCTAAAGGTTTGGAATTAATAAACGAAGAAATTAAAGAATAATTTTGATGAAAAGAAATGAAATAGTACAAAGATTAATGGTGGAGGGGTTTTCTCCAAAAACATTAGTTAATATGACTGACAAACAATTAAACATGTTATCAGTAAGAATACTTTCTGAGGGAACAGTTATGATTCCAAAAGATAGTCCTACCTATGTTGCTGATGTCGAAGCAGCAAAAAAATCTAAAAAAACAATTGAAACTTACGAAGGTGAAGTTAAAGAAGATTTAAAGGGAAACCAAAAAAAGTTAGATAAAAACCATAACGGTAAAATTGATGCTCAAGATTTTAAAATACTAAAAGGTAAAAAGAAAGAAGTAAAAGAAGGTCGTTGTGGGAAGTGTGATTGTGAAGAATGTGAGTGTGAAAAAAAAGAAGTTAACGAATGGGTTGATTCTTTGGTAGAAAATCAGTATTATTCATTTACAAGTAAAAATGAAATTATGGAAATGATTAGTACAAAATTAAATGAACAAGGTCCTGCAATTGCTGAACCGGATATCGATGTTGAACCAGATATTAGAGAACCAAAAGTAAATCCTGACCAAGACCCCTTTATTGACCCATGGGAAAACCCTAATGAAGGTCCCGACCCAAGTCCTAAGTTTAAAAAAGATAGCTCAGAATTACCTGACTTTATGAGATTCAAAGACATTATAAATTCATTCAACTAATGGCCAAAGATAAAGTAACAAACAAAGAGAAGAAACCACTCATATTGGGTCAAAAAGAAGAACCGAAAGAACAAATGACGTTTGATGACGACAGTAGACCTAGTCCTGACGTTCAAACCGATTTATCAAATAAGGAAACTCCATTTGATAAGGTTGACTTCCCTGAAGCACCAGAGCAACATAGTAACTATGAAGAATTATTAGCTTCTGAAGAATATAAACACGCTTTAGATAAATTAGCAGAATATACGGGAGTTAGAAACATTGGTACAGGTATTAATGGTCAGTACGCTCAGTTATCGAATCAGGCGGCAAGAATATTACAAGAAGTAATGAGAGCCGAAACTTCACATGAGGAAGAATTGGAACAGCTGTGTGAAAGAATTATTAGAAATTATTTTAAAATACCTGAGAATAAGATTCAATTTGATTTTAAATTGGTTAAACAAGCAATAAAATTAAATAAAAGTCAAACTAAACAAGAGTTACAACAAAAAGAAGAAGAGTTAGCGGATGACGTTAATGAATTAAATCCTGAAAGAGCAAAAAGAAGAATAATTAACGCAATGACTCAAGGTCATGCTGTTGATGGTTCATATCTTTATGAGACGGTATCTACTGAATTAGAAGCTATTATGGGTGTTGAGGGAATTGTTGAGAAGTACTCAATATTTGTTTCAACAATGATGTTAGGATATTGGCAAATTCCAAATGAGATGATGGCGGCCGCTGGCGGTGGTGAAGGTGAAGGTGGTGCAGGTAAAACAAGAATAGACACATCAACAAATCCTCCAACAATTTACGCTGAGGCGATGATATTCCCTTTTTTAATACATGAGGCAATAAAAGGAGTTATGGAGTTTTTAGGTAAAGAAAGAAAACCTGAAAATCCTGAGAATTATGAAAAGGCCAAAGATTTAGAGGACCAAATACAACATGAAATATGGGACATTAGATTAGGTAGAGCAATTTGGAAAAGATTAACAAATCTTTATCCTAATGCAATTGTAACAGATGAAGAAAAAAAGAAAATACAATACTATATCTACGTAAACATTGCCAATTTACCCGTTAAAGAGTTTTTATTATTGTTTAAAGAAATAATGGAAGGTACCGAAATGGGTAGAACCTTAATCGGAGCCATATATTATGATTTATCAAGAAAGGTCGACAATGAAACAGTCACTAAATCTGAATCCGAGTTTAGGAGATTAATGGATGAACTGATGGAAAAAAATAAAGACGAGAATTTTACGGACTTTCTCTCACAAATGGGAATAGGGTTATCAAAATAAAATGAAGGTCTCAATTCGAGACCTTTAATTTTTATATTTATTAGTATGAGTAGAATAGAACAATTACATGAATATGCTCGAATAATTAAAGATGCACCATATGCGTTAAAGACGTATTTGCAAACATACGATAATACTCAAAAAAAATATGTTCCATTAGAACTGTTTCCTGACCAAATTCAATTGATTAAGGATTATGAAACTTATAATGAGAATATCACAAGAAAATATAGACAAGCGGGGGTTACTACGGTAACTGCAGCTTGGATTTCAAAAAAACTACAAACAGCAAAAAATACGGAACCTGAAAGGGTGTTGATAATTGCGAACAAACGTGATACCGCAATTGAGATGGCTAATAAAGTTAGAAACTTTTTAGAACAATGGCCAGAGTGGATT